CACAAAGGCTTTCAAGGCCGCTGACGCAGAGGCAGAAAAGGAAGGCAAGATCCTACTGACGCAAAGCGAATACGACCAAGTCAAAGAGATGGTCCACGGCTTCAAGCATGAGCGCCGCATGATCGGTGGCTTAATGGGCGATGCACATTGTAAAAAGCTGCTCACCGCAGAGGACCGGATTTGCGAGGCAACATTAATCGCACAAGATCCAGCCAGCGGCGTCTGGATGAAGGGAAGGCCCGACATATACTCGCCCAAGCTGCAGGTCATGGGCGACACAAAAAGCACGGTTGGCGCCGACCCTAGAACCTTTAAAAAACAAGTATTTGCATTGGGTTATGACTTGCAGTGCGCGTGGTACTTGAAGATTGCAGAGCTATGCGGATGGCACGTAAAAACGCTGCCCGGCGTAGACACGCAGGTCTTTGGCTTCATGGCGGTGGAAAAGACCAAGCCATACCCCGCGCACTTCCATGTGCTCGACAACGCAACCATCAGACGCGCCAGAGCGCGCATTGATGCGCTGTTGATCGACATCGCCCAAGCCCGCAAGGACGGCGAGTTTGGAACTAACTGGGGAGCTTACACAGTCATAGAGCTGCCCGAATATCTACAACAAGAAGAGGAGAGATGAATGAAATACCAAATCACAGATGTTATCGTCATGTGGCCTCGGTTGCGCTCGGCCTACCCCAAAGACCACGCGCAAGCTGGTCAGGTCCATGCATGGGCCTATGACGAAGCGCAGGGACGCAGTGTGGAAGTGCCTGTTACGAAAGAGAACGCGGCCTACGAGGTTGAGCTGCTGCTGAACAAGGACCAAGCAAAAGGCTTGGCAGAGGTTATCAGACAAGTGGCAAACACCAATCCAAAAACGGCAGGCAAGATCTCTGCTGAGGATTTAACCAGCGACAAGCTGTTCAAAAAGGAAGACAACCTTTTTAAGCGCCGCGCCAAGAAAAAGACTTGGGGCGAATCCGGCAAGGAAGTTGCCCAGTACAGCTTGGATGGCACCAAGTACGGCCCCGACTTTGAGCTGACGTCAGAAAGCAAGGTGCACGTAAACCTGTGGATTGATGGCTGGTCACGCGGGTCCAACGCAGGCGTCCGCACAGTGATTGATAGCGTCATGGTGGTGGATCTTGCAGAGCGTAAAGCCGCGGCAGAACCCGCAGAGCACCCGTTCAAAGATTTGGTGCAATCCAACGGCGCAGGCCATGTGGCGCACCCGTTTGCGCAGCAGCTCGGCCTAGATGAAAAGCCAGTCCCTGCCCCAGCAAGCGCAGCTCAAGAGTTCGACGACGAAATACCATTCTAAAAGGAGGACAAACCAATGTTTAAGATCGAAAAAGACATCCCAATTCCGGCAAAGAATTATGGAGGAAGAAGCAAATACGACAAGCTGCTCAATGACATGGCGCCGGGCGACAGCGTGTTAATGAACAGAAGCCAAGCAAATTACTTTTATATGCTTGGCAGGAAATTAAAGCGCCAAATGATCGTGCGCGCCGAAGGCGACAAAAAGCGCGTGTGGTACGTGGGGCCGATGTGATGATTGTCGATCAGATATTAACGCATAAGCTTGAGGATGCAGTAACACTCATCACTCCAGCAATGGCGGAAGCAATGCTGCAGGGTAATACCGACAACCGCAAATTCTCAAAAAGAATAAGCGAGGATTACCAACGGCAAATGAAGCTGGGGCGCTGGCGCAGGTCGCCAGAGCCTCTCGTAATCACTGATCAGGGCCGAATTATCAGCGCGCAGCATAGACTTAATGCAGTGATAGAAACTGGCTTGGCACAAGAGTTTATGGTTGTGCTTGTTAAAGATGAAGACTTCAACGAGGTCTTTGGCATTGTCGATCAGGGCAAAACCAGAACCGCCGCTGACGTTCTGCAAACCGACAGGCAGCTCTTAACTCCGCTGACGTTTCTCTTGCGGGTCGCCGGAGTAAAATCGGTCAAGGCAGAAGACATCGAACCCTTGTGGTTTGAAGAGCCAGGTAGGCTACTAAACCTCTTTGATCAAATAAAAACAAAGGGCAAAACCTGGCGTAGTACCGGGTTTCGCGCAGCGGCAATCGTTGCATATCTTGAGGGAAGCGTAAAAATAAATGAAATTCTGAACGTTTATGAAAGACTTAACTGCATGGACATGGGCTTCTGGCCTCACTTGTTCGGCGCTTACTTCAAACAAATCAACGACAGTGAAAAACCTCTGTACGCAAATGGCAGAAGCGTGGCAGACGAGCGCTTTTGCAGAGCGCTATACACTTGGCGAAACTATGCTACGCACACAAGGACCATCCGCATCACGCAGAAGTCACTGGATGAAATGGATGTCACTGTGAAAAAGCTCATAGCTGAGTACCTACCTGACGAACCAGACGGGACAACATGAGCGACTTTCCACAACCATACTGGAGCGAGTGGGCTGACAAGATCATCAGCAAATACTCGCTCCGCGAAGGGCCAAAGGGCGAGCACCATGGTGCTTGCCCGTCCTGCGGTCACAATGATTGGCCCTCAACACGCTTTTGGATCTCAGAACACAACGGGCTGGTCAAAGTCTTCTGCAGACAATGCGATGATTTCAAGGCCATCACAGATGAAATGGCGCACGATGGCGTTTGGCCCGTAAAGCAGAAACAATATGAGTACAGACCCAAGCCCAGCATCAACGATTTCGCCAATGTAGTGCAGCTAGATACCAGCCCAAACGCCGGAGATTACATCCAGCGCAAAGGCATAAAACTCATAGGCGCATCGATGGAAGGCGACACGGTCGTCGTGCCGCTTTACAACTACGAAGGCAAGGTCGTCGGAGAACAAAGAATCCAACCCTGCGGCAGCAAGAAGTTCAACGCTGGCCTCAAGAAAGACGATGCATTCGGCGTCATAGGCCAGCTCCAACCCGGACAGGTCTGGGTCACAGAAGGATACGCAACAGGCGTGTCAGTGCACATGGCAACAGGACTGCCAGTGGTCTGGGCGCTCGACGCAGGCACCCTACCCAAAGTTTGCAGTAANATAAATTTTACATGGCCTGATATACAATTGAAGGTNGCAGGCGATAATGATAAACCAGGCATCGCAGCCGCCCATGCCGCCAAACAGCCTTACAGCTTNCCACCTGTAGCCGAAATGGATTGGAATGATGTGCACGTCACCAGCGGATTAGACGCCGTCAGGGATGGCCTGGAGCGGCTGCACGATGCTCACACAGAGCCAGAACGACCTGCCCTGTTCACACACATAGACGAGCTGAAGATCCGCAAGCCAGAGTGGCTCATAGAAAACCTGCTAGAAGAAGACACGCTCGCCATGTGCTTTGGCGCATCAGGCAGCGGTAAGACGTTCCTCGTGCTCGACATGGCGCTCTGCGTAGCCACAGGACGACCGTGGAACGGATACGCCGCAAAGAAGAAACCCGTGTTCTACCTCGCTGGCGAAGGTGGCAACGGCCTCGCCCGGCGTGTCGCCGCGTGGAAAAAGCACAACGGCGTAGGACCAGGCGAAGCAGAGTTCTACAAAAGCAACCGCGCAGTCGTGCTCAGTGATCCCAATCAGGTCACGCATATGGTTCAACAAATAGACCTAATGATCGAAGCTAAAGGTGTGCCGGGACTCCTCATTGTGGACACTCTCGCGCGCTCTCTGGGCGCCTCAGAGGAAAGCAGCGGCACAGACATGAACTTGCTCATAGGTGAACTGGACGGCCTCAGAGAGCGCTACAAGGACATGGTCGTGCTCCTCGTGCACCACACCGGACACACAAACAAGGAGCGCGGTAGAGGCGCGTCAAATATCACCGCAGCGCTAGACCATGAGTTCCGCGTCGAAACATGGGGCGACGATGCGCTGGCAAAGGTGCTCGTCACTTGGACAAAAATGAAGGAAGACGCGTTCCCACCACAGATGGCCTTCNTCAAGCTGCCCGTGGAGCTGATGACGCCAGAGGCAGAAGAAGTCACAAGCATCGTTCTGGAGCGCACAGAGGATCTGCCGGAGGGTAAAGCTGGTGGAGGTATGACCAAGTCACAACGCGCGGTGCTCAAGCTGTTCGAGAAAATGGCAGAGCACGGCGAAGTGTCACGCCATGAGCTGCGAGACGAATACATGGACAGGTTCGCAACCGATAGCAAACACGCCGACAAAAACAGGTTCAACAGGAACCTCGCCAAGCTGATCGAAGGCGAAATATTAACCCAACAAAACGAGGTTTTGAGCCGTGTGGAATAGAGAGCGACACGCGACACACGGCGACACAAATGTGTCGACACGTGTCGATGCACATACAGACGAGCCGACACGACACGACACACGTTCCTTTAGGAACGTGTCGCGTGTGTCGCCGTGTGTCGCCGATTGGTCCGCTTTGGGGGAAAAGGAATTTCGCCAGTGTTTAAAGGGGATTTTAACATATGCGGAACTAGAAGGCGTGGCAAACCGCAGGAAATGGCTGAACGCACCGCAATTGACCCGGTGGAGCGCCGCACAACGCGAGATGATCCTCGAAAGAAAGTGGGAGCTGATGCATGACAGAAGATGAAATGCGCGAGGCCATGATCAACCTGCAACGAGACGCAGCAAAGTCCGGGCGGCAGCGCAGAGCACCCAAAGACAAGAAGCGAGCAGGATGGCTCGAACCACTCAGTGAGTTCGAGCTGGAGCTGCTAAGCCTCATGCGTGAACGGTACGCATGGGAAGCAGCAGACCTAGCAGGCGCAATGGATGAAACATTTCAAGACATGATGCCACGATTGCTGCACCTCATCGACCGAGGGTACGTCACCGTGGTCCACGATGGAAAAGGCTATGCGAGATACAGAGCGAAACGAAGAGATGACCTACGAAAAGATATTGACCAAGCTGGGCGAGATACTGAACGAGCGCGAGACCGAGTATGGGGACGCGAGACAAAGTCACGCAAGCGTAGCACAAAGGTGGAGCGCCGCACTAAGCCAACGTCTCTCTTCTGACATCAGCGCTTATGACGTGGCGCTGATGATGGTGGAGCTGAAGTTAGCGCGCCTGTCCACTGGTGGCTACCATGAGGACAGTTTGCTCGACGCAGCGAACTACCTGGTGATCGCCCTCAGATTAGGCGCAGCGGATAACGAGGAGTAACATGGACATGAGCCAACCCGGTTCGTCTCTCTCGGTGCGTAGGTTTTGTCCTCCCTGTACCTGCGCGCTAAACTGGGCGGCACTAGCGTTTTTGATCTTTCCGCTGGTGTCGCCCTTTTGTTTGGCTGGACCAAGGTTTCACACACTGAGGTCGGCCCGCAGGCGCGCGCCCGCGAAGGCGCAGCCCAGCTCGGATAACATAAGGCGTATAACCATTATTATGTTAAATATTCTGTCCATATCTAGTATGCGCCTCGGCCTGATGCACAACATGCTGAATTGCTACCACATGTTGTGCCGAGGGGGTCCGATTTTGACCCGGAATCGCGCCAGACCCCCCCCGCACCCGGCCCCATAACCCCCCCGTGCACGAGCAGGTCAACACACATTGAAGGAGCAAAAAATGGCAGGCCAACCCCTTAAACGCAAAATCCTCGCCCATCTGGAGAAACTGGGCGGTCCTCAGTTTATCGCTGATCACATTGCTGGTGGCGGGTCTATCTCTGGCAAGGCGAAGGAGCTGGGCTATGACAAGGGCACGTTCTTACGTGTGCTTACGAAGGCGCCGGAGTATAAGCAGGCCATCGATGAGGTGCGCGAGGTGGCTGCGGAGTATCATGCGGAGGCTAGTACCAATATTATGAACGAGTTGCGTGCGGAGCGTATGCGCGAGCGTGAGAATGCGAAGCCTGGCGAGAAGTTATCTGAAATCAGCGCGATTGACGTGAGCATTGCGCGGGAGCGTGCGTCTCAGCATCGTTTTATTGCGGAGTCTTGGTCTGGGCGGTACAACAAGCGGTCTGATACGAATATTACGTTGAATGTTGGTGATTTGTACTTGGACGCGTTGAAGAAGGCCAAGGACGTGACCCCCCCACCGGAGGCCATTGAGCATGACGAGTAGTAACCCGTTTGATGAGTTTATTGGGTTATACCGGGACAAGCCTGCGCTGTTTGTGGAGGAGGTTCTGGGGTGTAAGCCGTTTGACTACCAGGTTGAGTTCTTGAATGAGCTGGTGAAGCCCACGCGGCGTCTGAGCATACGTTCTGGGCATGGAACGGGTAAGACGTGTAGTTGTGCTTGGGCGATGATTTGGATTTTGCTGTTTCAGTTTCCTTGTAAGGTGATTGTCACGGCGCCGACGAGTGCTCAGCTTTTTGACGGCTTGTTTAACGAGGTTAAGAAGTGGATTAACGAGTTGCCCCCCCAGCTCCGGTCTTTGTTGAATGTGAAGTCTGATCGTGTGGAGTTTATTCCGGCGCCGACTGATGCGTTTATTTCGGCGCGTACAGCGCGTGCGGAGACGCCGGAGGCGCTTGCTGGGGTGCATAACGAGGCTGGGTTCGTTTATATTATCTGCGACGAGAGTTCGGGCATTAGCGAGGCGGTCTTTGAGGCTGCGGCGGGGTCTATGAGTTCGACCAATTGTAAGACCATTTTGATTTCGAACCCTACGCGTGTGAGTGGGACGTTTTACGAGAGCCAGACGCGTCAGTCTGACAAGTGGTGGACGCGGAAGTGGTCTTGTTTGGATAGCCCGTTGGTGTCGGATGAGTTTGTTGAGGAGATGAAGCACAGGTATGGACCTGAGAGTGCGGCGTTTTCGATACGTGTTTTGGGCGAGTTTGCGAAGCATGATGTGGACACGATCATACCGTATGAGCTGGTGGATGCTGCGATGGGTCGTGATATTGCGGTTGACGAGCATCAGCGCACGATTTGGGCGTTGGACCCGGCGCGATTTGGGGATGCTCGGACGGCTTTGGTGAAGCGCACTGGGAGCGTTGTGACTGAGGTTATGAGTTGGCGTGGGTTGGACACGATGCAGACGATTGGACGTGTGATGGCTGAGTTTGAGGCGTTACCGGAGAGCCAGCAGCCTGCTGAGATCTTGATTGACGAGGTTGGCTTGGGTGGTCCGATTGTTGACCGCATGCGTCAATTGGTTGGTGATATTGTGCGCGGCGTGAATGTGTCGGAGAGTCCGTCGAGTAAGGGCGTGTATAATAATTTGCGTTCTGAGCTGTGGTTTAAGGCAAAGGCTTATTTTGAGAGCCGGACGTGTAAGGTGCCTAAGAATGACGAGCTGTTGGCTGATTTAACGGCGATTACGTACACGTTTTCTGCGAGTGGCAAGATGCAGGCTGAGACGAAGGATTCTATGCGCAAGCGTGGGCTTCGGTCGCCAGACCTTGCGGATGCGTTGTGTTTGAGCTTTGCCTCGGATGAAATCACGATGTTGCGTGGTCCTATGCGTGGCTGGGATGGTCCTTTGCGGCGCAACTTGGCTGGTATTGTTTAGTCGGGCCATTCGGGTGGTCTGTAGCCGTTGAGCATCCATTGCATGACGCGGATGGCGATGGGGTTGACTGGTCTGGTGCCATCGTCTGTTTCCCACCGCCGGATGGTTCTTTCGTTGGTGTTTAGGATGAGTGACAACTGTCGTGCCGAGAGGCCCAGCGAAAGCCGAGCCTCTTTGAATTGCTGTGGTGTCATTGTGAATACTCCTCGACTGTAATTTGGCTTTCGTCGGTGATGTTGACGAAGGCAGGTTTATAAGCAAAACGCTTCCAGTGCGCGATAGCCATCTTCCGCGCGCCTTCTGCGGTGTATGCTGACTTTGTAAAAACGGTGGCGCCGTCAAACATACAATAAAACTTCTTAATCGGTGGCAGCGGCTTACGCTCCTGCTTGCCTGTGCCGTGACACTTGAAGCAGACGCCGCCGAGCACATTTCTGTGTGCAGCGATTTCGCCAGTGCCGTTACATCTGATGCATGTGTAGGTCATTTTCTTACACCTTTCCGATTGCTTCGATGGCTGCTTTGGCGCTGTTGTAGCGAATCCACTGGTCGCCGAAGCCAAGTGGAAAGCGAAGATACCACTCTTTAGAGCCACCGCCGCTCTCTCTGCCGCCGACAAGTTCAAAGTTGTACCAGCCGTTTCCGACAGTTCCAGTCCAATGACCATTACCTTTTTTGCTGATCTCATCAATTCTACCGCAAAGTGCGATGCGGTTGTTGACGTAGGTGATTGGGCCTTTTTGAGTAATCGTTGTCATTTTTCTCTCCTGAGTTAGTGGGCTTCATTGCCCTATACATCTCATATAGGGCCATTGGCCCGCATTACAAGGCCTGATATATAATTTTTTTTACTTTTTTTATTTTGCCCCTCAAATTACGTGATTTGCCCTTGGCGTGTTAAAATTTCCGCGAGTAATCGATGGAGGTGTGTTTATGCCAATGGTCGGCGGGAAGAAGTATTCTTACACCAAGAAGGGCATGGCTGCGGCGAAGAAGGCTGCAAAGACGTCTGGTAAAAAGATGTCTTACGCCAAGAAGAAGAAAAAGTAATGGCGCACGGCAAGAAGCACGGCCTTTACGAGAATATACGCTTGAAGAAGGCTCGGATTAAAGCCGGGTCTAAAGAGCGCATGCGCAAGCCTGGCACTAAAGGTGCACCTACGGCTGCGGCGTTTAAGGCGGCTGCTAAGACGGCGAAGGGTAAGAAGCGTGGCGGGAAAGCGTAAGTCTGGCCCCAGTCTTAGCGTGGGGCGCGGTGAGAAGCTCTCTGTGGCGCGTGGTGGCGGTCTGACGGCTAAGGGGCGCGCGAAGTATAACCGCGCAACTGGGAGCAATCTGAAGGCTCCTGCGCCCAATCCTAAGACCAAGAAGGATGCCGCGCGTAAGAAATCGTTTTGTGCGCGTTCTCAGGGTTGGACCGGGGAGCGCGGTAAGGCTGCGCGCAAGAGATGGAAGTGTTAGATGGACTTTCGTGAGAGGTTACTTGATTTCTTTACGCCAGAGGCGGGTCAGAGGCGCACACAGGCGTTGTATGGCTTGCTTGGTGATGTTGGTGAGGCTATTTCGCCTATGCTTAGCCCCAGAGGCCGTCAGCAAGCGCAGGCCATTGTTAATTTGATTGATATGGTCAACCCAGTATCCAGCATGGCGCGCGCTGGATCTGAGTTTCAACAGGGGAATTACGGATCTTCTGCGGTGGAGGTTGCTGGGTTTGCTATACCTGCAGGCATATTGGCAAAGTATGGCACAAAAACGGCGGTTGATGCTGCGCGTAACTTGTCTGAAATGCTGGCGATGAGCGGCGGTAATATACGTGATTTGAGCGAAAGCGCGTTTGAGGCTGCAATCCAGCGTATGAACCAGCCCGGTCCTATGCCAACACTAGGCAGTAATTTTGGTAACATTGGGCATAATCAGGGGCCATCTTTGGAGCCAGATGAGATTATACCGCCAGCCAGGCCCAAGTATATAAACGAATACTCTGCTAGTTTAGACGCGGCTGAGAAGCTGCCGCAAAACATTGGCACATTCGATCAAATGCGCAAAATGATGCTTGATAGGGGTGCAAAAGAGGATGAGCTTATTTGGTCTGGTTTTGATCGTGAATTTCGTGATCAAGGCAAAGTGACCAAAGAGGGGATAATCGATTATCTTGGTGATACTGCTGGTGATAATATGCTTAACCGCTACACCAATCAAGTTGAGGGGGTTTTAGATGAAGCGTCATTTAAATCGCCCGAAGAGTTGAGAGATATGTACGTGGATCAAAATATAGAATATGAAACTGAATATTTTATGGATGAATATCGTAGAGATGTTCTGGCAAATCAGGGAATGGATTATGAGTTATTTGAGGCAGATGAAATATATGAAGAGGACATGAAGTATTTAATCAAAGCCTATCAAAATAACGAGCTTGATTTTAACCCAAATAAGATCCCAGAAGATAAGTATGTTTACTTTAAAAAAGGGAATATGCTGACAGATGACGATATTCGCCTCGTTGATGAAGACGAGGCGCTTGATATTATTATGGGCGAAGAGACAGCATCTGAGATGGCGCGCGATTACTTGTATGACAAAGCATATGACATGGACGTTGTGGAGTTGCGCGACTTGCTTGGTTTAGGTGGCACGGCTGATGCTGGCGAAAGCGGCGTTAAATTCGCTGAATTTTTTACGCCTGGATCTAAAAATTACGCAGAAAATCGTTACGTCTATGAGGCGCCAACAATAGGTGTACGTGGTCGGGGCATGGAATTTAATCAAGCGCACCACGATGAAAGTGATATTTTTGTTCACACTAGGACGGGTGAATTTCCATTAGCCGCTGGCGGCGGGAACGTGCATCATGTTGGCGAAATTCAGTCTGATTGGGCGCAGCAACTTCGTAAGGCGCGTAAAAACTCTGAATACAGAATAATGACACAGGGTCCAATCCAGTCTGCCAACGAGGAGCCTTACAGATCACTAAGTTTTGATGAAGTTGCTGACATGACGCAAAGCAAGCAAGGCGCTGAGGCTATGGGTTTCATGGAAGGCGAAGCTATGCGTATGGTTCGTGATTTTGATGATGAGGTAATGAATAGCACTGAAATTGTTGCTCCCGAAGATTATTTAATGGGTCAAATTCAAGCGTGGCGTGCAAAGAAGTACCCTGATGACGCAAGCGCAACAGGCTATCCCTCAATTAAGCATACTGCCGAATACTTCATGGACACAAACAACAGTCACCCTGTGTTGACGAAGTGGCGCGAACAGTATGCTTATAAATACAAGCAAGCAAAGAAGGTATACGAAAAAGGAAGACCTTTATTTTCGCTGGACGCAAAAGAAGGCGGTCCACTTATAGAAAGCACTAATAAATGGGTAGATTTTGCTTTGCGGCGCGAACTGGTTGATGCCGTCAAGACGGGCAATGAGTATATGACCATAAATAATTCAGAAATGGTGCGTGACATGACTATGGGGCAAGAAAAGGGACAAAGTGAATTTTACGATAAGATTGTTCCTCAGCGCTTGCAAAAATTACTTCGCACCTTTGATAAAAAAGCAAAGCTAGAGCCAATTGAAATCCAAACTGGCGATGGCGTTAAAAAGGTGTTGGGCGTTCGGCTTACTGATGACCTGGTGCGCAAAATAGCTGACAAGGGTATGCCTATCTTTTCTGTTCCGGCTGGGGCTGGTCTTTTAGGCGCAATGAACCGTGAAGAGCAAAAGCGCGAAAACCCGTCAGGGCTGCTTGGCGTTTATTAACACCCGCCCCACCCTTCCCTCAAATTCTGTGTTTCACGCCTGCTGTGGTATTTTGACCATGTAAAGCAGGAGTGCACAAATGGCGATTACAACTTATGCTGAGCTGCAGACGGCGATTGGCGACTGGCTAAACCGGGCAGACTTGGATCAGAAAATACCCGATTTTATTCGGCTGGCTGAATCGACGTTGAACGATGTTCTGCGTCAAGCTGATATGGTTACTCAATCAACTGGCATTACGATTACATCTGGCAGGGCAACGCTGCCAACAGATGCGCTTGAGGTTGTGTATGCGCAAGTTGGGTCTACAGAAGACGAGCCGCTGGAGCAAGTCTCTCCGCAGCAGCTCACCATGCTGCGCCGGACTAGAACACGCGATGCGGCTAATCCCAGGTTCTTTGCCATTATTGGGCGCCAGATTGTCGTGACCCCTACCCCATCCAGCGGCACCTTGGACATTGACTATTACCAGCGCATCCCGGCGTTGACCACATCCAACACGTCCAACTGGCTGCTAGACGATGCACCGCATGTGTATCTCTATACAAGTTTGCTGCACGCAACGCCGTTCTTGATGGATGATGCGCGGTATCAAGTATTCCAAAACACGGTGTCTCAGCAAGTTATGGCGAGCGTGAAATCTCAACAAACGCTAAGCTTGGATGATGTGAAATCTGCAGGTTTTAGTCTTTCAACGCCTTCTGATCTCGCAGCGGCTGCGATGGACGCTAAGGCTGCCGTTAACAATGCTGCCAACAATATGTGAGACGTGAATGCCGAGCACATATCAGGAGCTTAAAGACGCGGTTTTGGCCTTTTCCAATAACCAGGTCATTGAGCAAAGCATCGATACGTTCATTGATTTGTGCGAGGCCGATATGTCTCGGCGCATCCGGCATTGGCGCATGGAGAAGCGCTCGACGGCAGATCTGGACACGCAGTACACCTCATTACCGACTGACTTTTACGAGCCAGTCCGCATGAGCATTACGAGCGGTGACACGTATGTTTTGGAAGCGGCTGACACTCAGATGATCGCCAAAGAGCGTCAGCGAGTTTCCAACGCTACGAATAGACCCCGGTTGTTTTCTATTATTGATGGCACAATCGAGGTTTGGCCTAATCCAGATGCCACGTACACATTGGAGATGGTCTATGTGTCAAAGATTGACGCATTATCATCCAGTAACACCAGTAACTGGGTTTTACAGTATTTCCCTGACACATACTTGTACGGCACTTTGCTTCATGCCGCACCATTTCTAGGGGAAGATCAGCGACTGCCTGTTTGGTCATCGCTGTATGACAAAGCAGTAGAAGCAATCAATCAAGACAATGAAAACGCCAAGTTTGGCAGTGCCAGCTTGCGGTTGAAAATAAGGAGCTATTGAGCATGGCAAGTTTAGGTGATCGCGTTTTTGATGAGGGTCTAACGGTCCTTTCAGATGAGGCAAATAAAATTTCAATCACTTCGCAAGAGGCAACCACATATGCGGGTGGAAATTCAACCTATGCGCTGGGAAGCACCACGTCTGTGACGATTGGTCAACCTGCAAACCGATCAGGCGGTGGTCGTGAGGTTACAGTGAGCGCCGTTTCAGACGGCAGTGTGTCGGGTACTGGCACAGCAACCCACTATGCTATCTTAGACACAACCAACTCAAGGCTTCTTGCAACGGGTAGTTTGTCGGCGTCTCAATCTGTGACCAACGGAAACTCTTTCACCCTAGCATCCTTCAAGATCGGCATTCCAGATCCTTCTTAATAGGAGACGCTTATGCCCGTTGTTGGGAATAGAATTAAGGTTGCTAGTAGCTCAACGGGTACTGGCAACATTACTCTGGGAAGCGCAGAAGATGGCTACCAAACCTTCGCGGCTGGCGGCATCAGCAATAATGATGTTGTAAGATACGTTATTACTGAAGGTTCAGCATGGGAAATTGGCAAGGGAACCTACCTCACCTCTGGGCCTACGCTGGTTCGTACATCTGCCAATTTACTTGAAAGCTCCACGGGGTCGCTGCTTAATTTAGGCGGCTCCGCAACTGTGTTTGTGTCTCTTGCAGACGTTGACGTTATGCAGACTGACGGTGGGACTTTTACGGGCGCAGTCACGTTCAATTCAGACACAAACTTGAATGGTATAACAGCGGGTAATCAAGCAATATATCGTGGAAACGGAGCCTTAAAACTTACTGGTGGCGGCCCTCAAAACAATAGAAATTTAATCAATTTAAGTAACAGCGCAGGGGCCACTATATATGGTGGCTCAGCTTCGACCAACGCGACATTACGGTCAACTTATGGTGTAACTATTGATGGTGGCGATGGCGATATTGACGTAACTGGCGACATTACTGTCACAGGCACCGTTGATGGTCGTGATGTTGCAACAGATGGAACAAAATTAGACGGAATAGAGGCAGGGGCAAATGTTGGGCCATCTCTCGCCGTAGCAATAGCGTTAGGATAATAAAATGGCAGACACATTCAAGCTGGTTACAAAGGCAGGGGTCACAACGCTAGATGATATTTACACCGTTGCGTCCTCTACAACGACAGTCATTATAGGTCTGCTTTTAGCCAACACTACGTCATCTCAGGTAACGGCTACAGTAACACTCAGCAGTGATACGGCAAACCGCGCTGGGTCGAACAACGAAGCTAACCAAGACGTTGAATTAGTCAACTCTGTTCCAATACCTGCCAACTCAAGTCTAAGCGTTCTTGATGGCAAGATCATTATGGAAACAACAGACATATTGAAGGTATCAGCTTCTGGCGCAACGGACGTTGCTCTCAGCATTTTGGAGCAAACCTAATGAGTAAGGCAAGACAACTTGCAGACTTAGGTAACGTCTATGACGATGGTGCCTTGTCGAACAGAAATGTTATTACGAATGGTAGTTTCATAATAAATCAGAGGGGCGGTGCAACTACCAACCTGACGTCGGGCGGTGTTTGGTTTGCTGATAGGTTTTTTGCCCAGACGGGCGGGACTTCAATTGTAGTATCTGGAAGTCGGTCAACTGACGTTCCAAGCGGTACAGCCTTTTTAACATCTATTAAATTCGACACGACAACGGCAGCTACAGCCACAGATCATTTTACAAGATTTACGACCCGTATTGAGGGTTATGAGGCAAAGAGAATAGGCGTCTCAACATCTGGGAATAAAATCACTCTTTCTTTTTGGGTTAAGAGTACAAGAACAGGTACGCACACTGTAGGATTATCAACGGGGTACAGGGCTGGCACTAATTATGCACAAGCTGGGATAACTCTTAGTTACACTATTAATTCTGCAAGTACGTGGGAGTACAAATCAATAGCATTTGATAGTTATGATACTGGTGGCAGTGCCGCTTGGAACGGTGATAATAATATTGGTCTTGAAATTACTTTTGTTGCGGGTCAAGGGAGTGGGCTTGGTAATAATACCGCCCTTGATACTTGGCAAGATTTTGCATCTATTGATTATGTAAATCCCAAAAGCACTTCTGATAATAACAACTGGGGTACATCAACCTCAGATGAATGGTTTATCTGTGGCGTCCAACTAGAAGTAGGCGACACAGCCACCCCGTTCGAGCATCGGCCATACGGGGATGAACTGGCGAGGTGCAAACGTTATTATGAAAAATTTGATACCACTACAAATACTTACCTTCCTTTCGGAATGGCGTGGGCGACAAACCAAATTCGGTGGGTTCAAACATATACGGAAAAAAGAGCTGCACCGTCAGTATCCTTTACAGGATCAATTGGAGTTTTTAAGGCGGGAGGCGCAAATGTCACATTTACCTCGCCTACTCTTGATCAAGTAAATAAAAGAACAGTTCTTTTGTATAAAACCGTTAGCGGGTTAAACGCAACGGCAGGAGATATTTTGCAAATTGTTAATTTTAGCGGTGTCTATCAAGAATATGATGCGGAGTTATAACACATGAATGTCACATCAGCACAGTATGTTACAAGTCTTTTGTCTGGTGAAGCTTCAGCTATATTTGCCACCATAGACGGACAAGAGTTGTTTGTCCCCATCGACCCAGCAAACCGTCACTACGCAGAGATCATGCGTCAGGTTGAGGCTGGTGAGCTAACTATACAGGAAGCTGAATAATGAGCGGTTACATTGGCACCAAAGCAGTCACCCTCAGCACAACCACTGCAAGCGTGGGTGGAGATAGCTCTGTCGGTGGAGACAGCACTGTCGGCGGTGATCTGACAGTAGACACCAACACGCTTTACGTTGACAGTACGAACAATCGGGTTGGCATTGGGACGAGTTCGCCTAGTAGTTTGCTAGAGCTGTCTGACACAACGGCCCCTGTAATAACATTAGATAGTTCCGATAACACTGGGCAACGTGGACTACAGTTTCAGTAC